GAAACAAACTAACTATGCTTCGGAGAAAAAGGCGTAAAAAAATATAAATAAGAGTATGGACTATAAATCACATCGCTCTTTAATCGAATCGGCCATAAAAGCAAAAAGAAATTCTTTACTCAATGAAGATGGGTATAAAGTCCCGCAATCTCATACCCAACCAGGATCTTTTATTAATGATCCTAATAGACCCAACCCCCTATCAGATCCAAGAGTTGCCAGAGAAACACGCGAAACAGTTGCAAGAACACAACAACTAGCTCAAGATCTACTCAGAGCGCAAGAACAAGTTGATTTTGAGAGAGATCTTGACAAATTGGGGCAAAATCCAGCTAGACTAAATGTGGTTTATAAAACTGGATTGGGTCAACCGATAACACCCGAAGACTTTTCAAGATTGTCGGATGAAGATAAAAAATCATTATCAGGTTCAATCAATATTGAAGGCGTTAAAACACCTTTACCAAGTGATTATAAATCTCCATTACAAATTCCTTCTTGGACAAAAGCAGAAAGTGCAATTATTGACAACTTAAAAGCTGAAGCTGCCGCAGCAGAAGAAATAGATCCAGATTATAAAGGAGAATGGACTGCAGCACAAATGGCTACTATAGCCCCATTCATAATGGCAGATCAAGTAAAAGGAAAAGGCGACATTCCAAAAGAACTAGAAATAGGAAAAGCTATGGGTGGAGCTGGAGGTAAAAATCCAAATAGAGATCCTGCACTAAAAGCATTACAAACAAATCCTGAATTTTTAGATACGGATACATATAAAGCGGTATTAAAAAAACTTACTGTTGTTAATCCAGATGCTATGGATCCTGAATTTTTTAGACGAGCTTATGCTGCGATTGATGCTTCGGGTGCAGATCAAAGAGTTAAAGATAGAGCAAAAGCTGTCGCTGAAAGAATGGAAAAACGCCATTCAGCGGCAAGAGAAATGATTGTAAATGAGTTGTATGATCAATTCAAACCTACTGGTGCTGATTCGCTTGAAGCCGCTAGAAAAAAAGATCTTGGTGATCTGTTTGATAAAGTATTTGGTGATGTAACATCAACTGCCAGAAATTATAGAGATATTTCGTTAGGCTCACCTATGAGCGGATCTCGCCCATATAGTCCATCTCCACAAGGGAGAGCGGCATTAACAACGGATCCATATGATCTAGTAAAAGAATATATTTCTAGTAAGAATTATGAATTAAACACACTCGGTGAGATAAAAGGTTATAACAAATATGATACCACTGCTAAACTAAATTTAGACTTAACATCATGGAAAGCCGATCAAGCAGATTTGGATAAATTTATTGAATCTGGTGAACATTCCAATTTCTTTATGCAAGATGTACCAGATGCACAAGGCCAAATCAAAAGAGTTCCAGTTGTAAGAGAAGACCTAACAACAAGACAAGGAATAAGACAATTACAACAATTAATGTCTGGGTTTGATCCAGTAACAGATAAGCCAATTAGAGGATTTATAGAGCTTCCAGATGGAACAAAAAAACAATTAACAGATCCTCTAGAACCAACGAGAACACCAGATCCAAGATTTAGCACACCAATATCAGCTTTGGGAGTAGATGATAAAGAATTTTTGGACGGAATTGGTAATGTACAAGATTTACAAAATAGACTTGGTTTTGCTCCAAGTGTAGATCAAAAAACGAAGAATTTAGTTACTGACCAAATATTAAGAAGATTAAGTTCTAGTCAAATGACTCCAGAACAAGCAGCAGAAAGATTAGCAGCAGAAAAAAGCGAGGCGGCTTTGAAGGGAGTCAAAAAAGTGGCACAAGGTTTGAAGCAACTTAGTTATCCTATTGCCGTTGGTTACGGTGCTGATTTAGCTACCGATATTGCTTCTAGTTGGTTACCACAAGAATGGCAAAAGAGAATAAAGGATCAAGGAATAGATAAAGCTATAGGATATGGTGCTGCTGGAGTTGCATCAGAATGGATGGATCGTTCTAGAGATCTACCTAAAGATTGGAAATCGTTAACATTGCGTGGATTTATACCGTCCGCAGCTGGTGGTTTTTTAATGGATAAATTTGCAAAATGGACTGAAACTGAAGATGCTTGGGAGCCTAGTCTTGTTGGATTAGCTGCAACTGCTGGTGCTCCATATATTAAACGAGGAATAGGTAAGGCTGCATCTTGGTTGCCTGCAGCAGTAAGAGGGGGACGAGCTTTACAAGGACTTGGTGCTTTTACTAGTCTTTTGCCTAGTCCTCTGACAAAAGGTATAGGAACAGCATTAATTGGACTTGGGTCAGAAGCTGCTGTGCGCGCAGGAATGGCTGCTTTTGGTCAAACACCTGTGAATAAGAGTTATAGAGAAATGCTTAATCATGCTGCTTTTGCTGGATATGAAGATAAAAGACGCGAACAATTTATGAATACTCCTGGACAAGGTGATATAAGTCCAAGAAATGCGTTGCGAACAGATATAGAAAGTTTTAAAAGCTTTGTAAAAGGTAGTGGGCCTGTAAATATTACAATGTTTAAAGAAAAACTACCAGATGTTTTAGGTGATATGCCAGATCTTTTAGAAACTCAAGCACAAAGAGCCGAAGCCCTTAGAAAATTTACTGAAGACAGGATAAAAGCTACGGAATTAAAGATGGAAAATGCGCTGAGATCCCCACGGAGGTCTTACCCCTCCCGGTAGAATATATACTCTCCCTTTAATCGATAATTATTCGTTCATGCTTTTATAAAGATGTTTGCAGATATAATACGAATCGACCACATCACTCACAGGATTGGTCGATTCGTCTTTTCCGGGTGTAATTATTGATTTGATATCAACTGCAGTTTCCATCAAAAAAAACTTGTACATGTTGTTCTTATCTGAGTTGCCTTTTCCAGTAGCGTACTTTTTCACTACAGTAGGCTGAACAACATCAATAGGAATCGCTTTTTGATATAACTTATATTTCAGTATTCCCGTGTTTTCTGCAATATGAAATACTCTTCCTTTTGCATTGTAAGCATAATCTTCTATGGCAACCATATCACAGCCTATAAGCAAGTCCACAGCCCAATCTGAAATGCTATCGTATCTTTGGCAACTGCTGTCATATTTCGGAAATAATTCTCCACGAATATTATTATAAAAAACATCAGCATATTTCTTTATATCAGTAAGAAAAAAGAACATGCAATCTTCAAATTTAAATATCTTCTTCTTTTGAAAATCGTTATAGATGCAGATGCAAGGAGATGTCAAAGAATAATCAATTCCTGCTACAATCATATAATATTTAGATAAAAAAACAGCCCTATTGTTGTCAATAGGGCTGCTAAAATACTAAAATATATTTACTTAGTCAGATCAACAATCTCACAGGCTCCTGCGGTGCAACTAAAAGTCTGGGTTCCAGTAGTGTTATCTTCCTTTTCGTAGTTGGATAGTTCTGACCAATCAACATCAGCAGGAAGTTTAGCCAGTAGTGCTTCATACTGCTCCTTGGTGCAGTCTTCGTATGGAGCCTGACGATAGGTATGATCAGAATGCGGAAGGAATGAAATGCCGCTAATCTCATCGAAGTGAGCATAGACCCATGCTCCCACTTCCATCCATTCTTCATCCCGAACAGTTACGGTGATGCTTGGCTTATGTTCGCACCAGTATTGCTGGTAGGTCAACCAAAGCTCCAGTTGTTCGATTGCGGTCATGTCATTACGAGTTACGCAATGATCTGGAGACTTCATGGGGAATGAGAAGACCATTGTGTGGTTTGGCTTCATTACGCATGGCTCGGCAACGAATCCCTTGTCGATCATGAACTGACAAATTGGGTCCTTACGGTCTGCACGAACGCGACGAATGTAATAGTCGGCATGACGAGCATGAATACCCGAAGCAGCATCAACCAATTGACTAACCGTTCCGCTTGGCTTTACACAAGTGATGGCAGCAGATTCATTGATCTTTAATTTATGTGCATATTCCTTGTTCGTTTCAACTGCGACATGACGAAGATGCTCAAGAACATCCTTAAGATCTACACTACCAGCACGACCGTTGGTGATTTCATTATCCATGATACCAGTCAAGGATACACCAAGCAGACGCTCTTCTTCACAATTCTTCTTCCAGTCGCTTGAGAGATAACGGAAGTTGGTAAGAGTAGACTGGAATGTACCCAGGATGGTCGCAAGACGAACCTTACGAGCAAGTGTATCTGGAGTATCGTCTGCACGAATCACGACTTCAGATAGGTTGCAGAACTCCCGGTCGCGTAGAATGATCTCTGAGCAAGGATTGGTTCCGAAGTCGTGGTTTGGATCACGACGATCTCCAAGACGCTTGATCTGGTTCTTTGCAGCCTTACGGTTGAAGATACCGCGCTCTCCGCTCTTGCTCTTGTAGAGCGAAACCCATTCGTCCATGAAGGTAGCCATGTCTGGCTTTTCCTTGTAGCAGGCTGAGTTGTTTGCGAGGGCGCGTTGGGCATTGTTTTCCCACCATGCACCGCTCTTTGCCATACGCATACGATCATCGTCAAGTGACGAGAGTGAGATAAGAGCAGAGCGACGAACGCCGCCAACAACTACGATTTCAGCAATTTTGCATACGATATCATGGCATTCGACCGTAGTGAGCTTTCTACCCGCTGCCTTGCGGAAGGTTTCAATGGTAAATCTGAAAAGATCTTCCAGCGGTTCAGGTCCCGATGCTCGTCCACCAAAGGTTTTAAGTCTCGCTCCAGCAGGACGAATTTTTGAAACGTCCCATTGCGGAATCTGACCACCAATGAGTAGTGAGAATAGCTCTCGGTAGGCTTTAGCCCAACCAATCTTAGAATCTTCGACCACGATAATAGTATCGCTATTTGTAAATTCTTCAGCAATAGTAGGAAGCTTTTCAACGAATTCCCTTTCGACAGAAAAACCGACACCTGTTCCGCACATTAAGATATATACAATTTCGTCAAACGAGCGAACCTTGCTCGTTGAAACATAGGAGCAGTTATACCCTGCTACATGGTCGCGTTCTAGTGCCTCGCCTGCGGTCATGAGGCAACGCATGGATGGCATCACTTCCAAATTCAATACTGCTGTCTCAAGTTCCTTGCGAAGATCCTTTGAAAGCTTGTAGTTGCAGGCTTCCTTGAGGTGAACTTCAAAGAAATCAAAATAGCGTTTTACAGTCTCTTCCCAAGATTCACGACGCTTTTCGTCTTCGATCCAACGAGCGTAGCGAGAGGAATGAATAAAACTTTGGTACGGGGTGGGTAGTGACATTAACATATTTCCTTTTTTTTGTTGGGGCATTCTAGCCGTGTTGGATATTTAGTCAAGGATTACTTCGTCAGTTCCTGCCAAGAGACAGGAAAACAGGGCTGAATTAGCTGCCCAATAGCCGAAGCGTATTCCCGGACTTCCCATTGTGCATGGGGGTCGATTCGTTGCTTGTAAACCCGCGCGTAAGCGGCCAGAGAACCCGTCCAGTACCATTCGGTGTATGTACCCTGGGGTAGGGCGAAACGGGCCTGTTCCGGGGCTACGCCAGCCTCTAGGAGCCAGTTGTAGGTCTTTAGGGCATCACTAGCCACCCCGAAGTACATGGCCTCAGCAGCCGCTATAGTGTCTTCGCTGGTAATGAAGTCTTCTGACCCCTGCTTTGCCCCATTCGTGGGCTTAGATCGCCATTTTGGAATGTAAATTTCGGGTTCTTCGGTTACATACCGACGAGAAATTTCATTCTCAACAAAACCCACTTTCGATTTAAAAAGCTGTGTTCTAATCGAAATTGGAGCCTTGATATGAAGCATAATTTGAGGATGTGCGAAGGGTGTCCAATGTTTATGCGTTGCTAAGTACGAAATTAGTTTTTTATCCTTTTCGCACAAACTTGTCTTAGGTATATGAGAATCCTCATAATCCCAAGATGATTCTTTATGGAATGATACTCTGGCAGCATTAACAACCGTTAGATCACTTCCCATCCAATCGATCATACGAACAAATCCTTTATCTAACACTTGAAGGGTTTTCTCACTCATAATATTCTTCCTGTTTTTTATATGTTATTCCGTTATTATTGAGTATTTCTTGTAAATATCTTACATAGGGGGTGTTTGAATTGTTTACAAAATAATTACTCCATCTCAAATTTGAAACTAAATTATTTTTAGGATTGCCGTCTATATGATCCACAATTGGTTGATTGTTCGGATTTGGTATAAAATGTTCGGCCACAATCCTGTGTATAAGTTTTGAACCATTAGATCTTCCATTTTTATAAAAATTCACTGCTAAATGACCAGAATCACAAACTGGTATAAGTTTTAGTTCTTTACCTTTAAAAGTTCTTTTTCGCAAAAACTGTTTTTTATTTTTACTGAAATTTTTATCGTAAATTATTCTATCTTTAGATTTTATTTTACCGTAATTTGAAACTTCGTAATAGTCTTCAAAGCCTTTTATGGGTTTCCATATCTCTTCCATTTCGTTTTCTCCTAATACTATTTAGAAGAAAATAAAATCCAAGTATATTATTTACTTTTTCCATTGCATATACCTCAACTTTGCTTCTAATCCTGAATAGGTGTTCTTGCTAATCATATCCATCGGATCACCAACCGCAAGAACATAGTCGTTAATATCCTTGACCTTAACATCAGGCCAAATAAGAATCTTATGACCCTTCTCCATAACCGTTTCCATGAAGTTGCAAATCTGCTTGTTGCGCTTTTCATTATCGAAAACATAAACCACCTCGCTGTTTGCAATCTTCTCTGGAAGCTTCATATCTCCAGCAGCACCAACCATCGCAACTGCGTTAGGTAGGAAGATGCTATCGATTGGGCCTTCTGTAATATAGATTGTTTCTTGTGGATTTACTCTCCATAATCCATACCATAGTTTTTCCACCGAATCTTTCTTGAGAGTAATATAGCGGACTTTGGAATTTGCTTCCAACGAACGACCTTGGACTCCAATGAGTTCTTTTGATTCATTGTAGAAAGGAATGACCAATCTTGGCTCTGGCTTGAGATTGTGCTCGGGATCAAAGTATCTTGCAAGTTCTGAAAAATCCTCGGTGTAATGAAAATAGCAGAGCGATTCATCGGGAACTTTACGGCTTTCCAGATATTTAACGACCGTATGGTCAGAAGACAGATCACAAACATTCGTGCAACCAAGTGGTTTCTCGAAAACAGTAACTTTTTTGGTTTGAGTAAAAACATCTTCTATCTTTGGTTTCTTATAATTTGATCTTCCATTTTCCCCATTAGCAAAGCGTTTAAACGCATACTCCTTGGCGACAGTTGGATTCAGGCTTTCTAGGAAATTGTATAGATTAGTCCCATAACCGCAATTATGGCAACGATAGAAAAAATCATTTCCCTTTTGATAAAAGTATCCTCTGGCAATGTTCTTTCTTTTCTTTGAGTCGCCACAAAATGGACAACGACAATTTGCCAGATTATCTTTCTTCCACTTGAATCGTTTTAGGTGGTTGGAAATCAGATTGATGAACATCTTATCGATATATGAACTCATTCGATCTTCCAATCACTGAAGTCACGGGCAATCTTCTTACCATCAAATCCAGCCCCATATCCATGAGGATTATTCTGGTTTGAGTCTGAAAGATTCTGTTGTTCTTCTCGCTTTACATCAAATAGTTTCATCTTTGCCCTATCAATGCCCAATACAAACTTCTTGTTTACAGTGGCACTATTATAGCGATTCTTGAGTTGCTTTACCATAATCTGGTCAAGAGAATCCAGTTCTTCTGTTGCAATAAGAGCGACAAAGAAATCTGCTGTAGCAGGAAGACCAAACGACTCGGATGTGTCCTCAAGACCAAAATCGCTATTAGCAAAACCAGATCGATTGACCTGTGTTGCTGAGAAGATCGGTACATTGTACTCTACCGCAAGACCGCGAATCTCTTCTGCAATGGCTTTGATGTAATAATAACTTCCCACATTGGCAGATGCTTTTAATCTTGCAGACGCACAAATGTTTAGATAATCAATAAAGATTACATCAGGAATAAACCGCTTTTTGATCTTCAGTTCATCCAATAGATGCTTAAAATTGGTAACAGAAGCAGATGCAGTTGGATATTCTTTTACAATAAGTTTCGACTTGATCGTTGATCGCAGATCGTTGATCTTCTTATCGTAAATTGGCTTTGAAAGCGTCTTAAGATTATCGATTGTGATGTCCAGTAAATTAGCATCAATTCGTTCAGCGATTCGTTCTTCTGCCATTTCGCAAGTGATGTATAGAACATTCAGATTCTGGCTTAGGCAGTTTGCAGCGTGATGGCAAAGGAATAGAGACTTACCTACACCAGTACCAGCCATAACGATATTCAATGTCTTTGAAGGAACTCCACCGCCAGTAATGGCATTGAAGAACTCTAGATCAAACGGAATACGCTTCTCTTCTTGATGATAAAAAGCAAACCGTCTTTCAGCATCATCGATATAATCGTGACCGATGTGATTATCGAAAGATACTGACAATGCATTCGAAAGGATGGTTGGAATTGCGTTCTTGGTATATGTCTTGGATTTTCCTTCAATGATATGAATCGAATCCATGATCGCGTTATAAACAGCCTTATCCTTTACATGGTTTTCTGTTTGCTCAATCAACCATACAAGTTCACTTGATTCTGAGTTTGAAAAAACTTCATCAAGACAATCATTAGCCTCTTTGTACTGATCCTCAGATACAATGTCCATGCTATTCAGAGAAATAATCATAGCCTCCTTTGAAGGGAGGCTATTGTACTTTGAAATAAAGTTACTGATTAGTTCAAATACAGTCTTGGTAGTATTGTTGCTAAAGTATTCTTGCTTTAGAAATGGATGTACCTTTCTGGCGTAGGCTTCATTCGTCGCCAGATTCTTCAGTATGATCTTCTCCATCGACATCAAGATTCTCCTTGCCTATTCTAGCTTCTTCGTCAGTTAGTAATTCCACTATGACATCACCTACAACAACATCAAATTCACTCTTTGGTATGTCGGAAATATCGCCCTCGACTATATCATAGGTAAAGTCTAAAAGCAAGTTGTCATTTTCTTCTTTGATATGAATCTTACCAATGGTGAAAACATATCCCTGATATTTTCCTTCAGTAATTTCCAAAGGAATGGATTCTGCGTTCAAATCTTCTCTAAGTTTATACTTCTTCATCTGTATGATCTTTTATAATTTCTTTTGCTTGATTAATGTCCATTGGATCTATGAAACAAGGAGTTCCTTCTCCATGCCATCCACCAATAATATTAAATTCAAAATATTCGTGAGCTTCATCGTAACTCATGCCCTCGGACATTAAATTCTTTGTTATAATAGAGATGTCATAAGTCGCTATTGGAGCTGTATGACCAAATCTCCACATCAAACCAATAAAAGCATTGTCGTGACCATCGCAAAATAAAACATCAGCCATACTTGAATTCCTCCTGTACCTTTTCATCAATTTGCTTTAGAATATCAGCGGTGAAGTATTTCTCAGGTTCCTCGTTGATGTGCTTTTCGAACACCTTAGTGCCATCAGGAAGTTCAATCTTGGTAGAGTTCTTCTTGAAGATACCACAATCCAAGGCAAGGTCAACAAGACCGTAGTAACGATTCAGACCGCTATCGAAGTTCAGTTGAACCTGAACGATCTTGTTTTCCTTGGTTAGTCGGCTCTTGTAAAGCTTGCAAGTAATTAGATTACCTACAACTTCATCATCCTGCTTATCCTTCTTCTTGGATAGAGTTACGATAGTAGAAGCCGCATATTTTAGACCAGATCCACCACCAAGTTCCTTTGTTGGAACATAGGCCCCTACTACATCGTAGGTATGGTTTGTCATTAGCATAGGAATCTTTGCCTTGCCCAACTTCAGGGTAAGAACACGGAAGGTTCCCTTGATAACCTGTGCGCGCGTCATGTCGCGGGTATTCTTGCCTTCAGCCACATCGTTCATTTCCTTGGCAGTGCTCAACATGCCCAGTGAGTCAAGGACAATCATCATTGGCTTGCGCTCTGATTCATCTGTTGCAAGAACCTTGTCAACAATTGTCAGGCACTGGTGGCGGAACTCTTCGACTGTTTCCACGGGGAACACTGCAACTCGCTTGGGATCTACTCCCCGCTCAGTGAACATGTCACTGGTGACTGCCTGCTCCGTATCGAAGTAAAGAACTACGCCTTCGGGGTTCGCTGCCAGAAATTGTGCCACGATACCAATGCTGAAGTAAGTCTTGCCAGTAGCAGATTCACCAGCGAGACAGGTAATCTTGTTATTAGGTAGACCATCAAATAGACTACCAGATAACAGAGCATTAAAAACATAAGACCCAGTATCAATATAGCCGCCAACATCAGATCCATCAAGTCCATCTTCGACTCTACTTGCGAATTTGTTTCCCGATGCATTAATCATTTCCTTTAAAAAATCCATATTATTCTCCGTTAGTTAGTCCGATTGTTGCATTATCAACTACTGTAAGTTGAGTAGTGCTGAAATATCTAATTTGTCCATTGTCCAAAATTACCATGTATTGGCTATTTGCAAATTCTCCTGAACTGAATAGAAGAATAATCCAACCTTCGCCAAGAGGAGTGTTTACTGGAATAAGTCTTTTAAATTCGTGTATCATGAAAACATAGCCTCCAATGTATTTCGTCTTTCTGTCTGCCACCCAATAGCTTCTACGATAGCCTTGAGTGGGTCCAGGAATGCTTTCTCAAACTGAGTATCATAGTCAATGTAAGTGGTTAAGTCAAACTCTTTCGGTAGAGAATTTATGAATGAAATAACACATTCCTTACCAGTTAAACCGCCAACAGGATTTGGTGTCTTAAGATACAAAAACTTGATCTTGTCCGCATCCCGAATAATTTGATATTTCTTCTGTAATTTGGCCTTATTGATATAGTAATTGTAAAGAAGAGCACCCTTGACGGCAATTGGAGTACCTTTCTTATAGATTCTATTACTGTCAGTATAATCCTTAACGCCATTCACAGAACGCGGAAAGGCAATATCTTCAGCGTCAAAAGTTTTAAACTTCTTTCTGAATTCATCAATATGTTTGATGAGGGTATCATTATCCTTGGTCAGTATGATATCGATACACTTCTTAAGTTCCTCCCGAACAACCTGTGGGGTTGACGAGCGAGTTGTTTCAATACCCATGATCTTAGTCTTGGGCTTCGCATATCGAACCCCCTCTGAATCATGCACTAGAAGCATATAACGCTTCTTCGCTGTCCAGATTCCCTTGGAAGCAATCGACTCTCGCTTCATGAACATTTTATTTGCATAAGCATTCATGTAGTCGGCAAGTTCATCATAACACTTCTTGATGTAAGGTTCGATGATCTCTTTGCAGCATTTATCAAGATAAGTCACAATATCTTCAGTAGATTTATCTTTGACTAGCCTCTGCACAAGAGGACCCATGTTGATGTAGATGGAGTCTGTATCACTTGCTACGACATAATCAAACTCACTCTTGAGCATCTTGTTCAGGAATTCATTGATCTTATTTTCAATCCAGCGAATCGAAAGTTGACCAGATAGCGTAATAGCTTCTGCGATTGATTCGTCGTAGTATCGGAAGTATTCGTTTCCTACAGCACCGTAAGCCGAGTTTAGCTGAATCTTACGGGCCATCTGGAAGTTGTTGTATTTCGCAACCAAGAACTCCAACTCAGTTCTCTCTTCTTCGGTGATGTTCTTGCTTTCCAGTTTCTTCTGGCACTCAATCATCTTCTTCTTGTACTGGCTGCGTTCGGCATACATCTTTTCCATAAGCCGAGGAAGGAATCCCTGAATGTCCTTACGCATACCAATGCCATTAGCAGCGACACAAATACCCTTCTTCTTGGCTTCGTTGATATAGGTCTGTGCCTCTGGTGCGTTATTGAGAACACGAATAGGAGACAAACCGAAACGGAAGAAATATGAATCACTGCAAATAGTCTCTGGAGAGAGATTGTATTGCATGATGAGGTGTGGATAGAGGCTGTTCAAGTCGAATGAAACGATCCAGTCGTTCATGCCAATAATGGGTTCCTTGACATATGCGCCTTCGTACTGTTGCTCCTTGACCGCAGACTTCTTCTTTGGAATTACGATCTTGTCCTTAAGAAGTTCGTTGTAGATAATGGTGTCCCATGTACGAACCTGACTGAAGACATCTTCATAGTTCACCTTGGCCGAATATGCCACGGCAAGAACCAGTTCAATAAGCTTCATCTTCTGTTCAAGCTTGTAAACTAGTTCAACGTCATGGTGATTATAGTGAACGAACTTGTTGAAGTCATTCTTGTAGAACTCCTTAAGGTTGTCGTATTCGTCATAGGAGAGTTTACGCTCACCTAGTTCTACTGATGCAATATAATCAAGACGGTATGATTCTTGCTTCGTATAAGTGAACTTGTTGTATAGTTCGTAATAGTCAAGAGTAGAGATACCCATGATATCATAGCACTTTTGTGGTCCACGGGTTGCTGACTGAATTACCTTTTCAATTACACGGTTAAAAGGAGAAAGTCTAGCCGCCTCTTCTTCTCCCAAGATATAATTGATTCTATTGTAGAGATATGGAATATCGAAGAAACGAACATTCCATCCCGTGATGATATCAGGAGAATGCGATTCCCAAAAGATAAGAAAGTCTTCTAGAAGCTGTCTTTCATCATCATATTCCTGACATTTGACATTTGGCAAATCAATCTTGAACTTGCCAAGACCGAAAACATAAGACTTTGCCCCGAGCCTAACTGTAATCGCAATAACCTTCTCAGTTGGACTAGAGATTTGAGGAAATCCGTCTTCGCATGTAGTTTCAATGTCAATAAATGCAGTTACAATCTCTCGTTCGTTATACGAGATTTCTTCTGGAAACTCTTTGCTGATAAACTGGTAGATGAAGTCGGTTTGACCATAAATCTCAAATCCAGATACACCATCATACTTCTCAATAAATTCACGGCACTCATACATGTTTCCGGGAGAAAGTGCCTGAAGTGGCTGGCCAGCGAGAGTCTTCCATTCTGATGGCTTGGTGCTAGGCACAAATAAAATCGGGTCAAAGGAAACTTCCCTTTGAACCCGAATCCCATTTTCCACGCCTCTATAAAGTATTTTGCTGCCGCGAGTTTCTACACAGGTATAAAATGCCATGTGTCGATTATAGCAGCAATCGATGACAAATCAAGCATCATCCTTTGAGTTTACATAGGCAGAAAAAAGAACACAATAATTTAATATATCAAGAATTGCGTCCTGATATCCTTCATTATCCACTACAAGCTTTCCTGCATTTGCAAATGTGCTTAGTCTTGAAACCTTGTCAACAATTCTGACTAAAAATCCTTGCTCAGTAGAGCAAATGCCCATTGCTTGGCATCTCTGGAAGTTGGCAAATGGTTGTTCTCCACTATTTCCAGCGTAATCATGATTCTTTTTCTTCATGATTTCCAAGGCAGTCTTGCATAATTCTTCGTGATGTTTTAGTAATTGTTCTCTATTCATACTCCTGTGCTCCCGAAGCCACCGCTTCTGTTTGTTTTTTGTTCTGGTCTTTCTGTTAAGTGGAGGTAAAGAAAGTGTTCCTTTCTTACGAGTTCCATTTGAGCAATTCGTTCGCCATGCGAAATATCGTAAGAAATATCGCTGGTATTCACTACTGGAATCATTAGTTCTTCGACATAATCAGAATCAATGATACCTTCACAATTTGCTAGAATCAGTCCCTTCTTGATTGAAAGTCCTGAGCGTGGATGTATTCTCAGAGAATAGTGTTCAGGAATATCAAAGATGATTCCTGTTGGAATCAGGATTCTTTCCCTTGGCCCAATACGAATACCAACTGTATTTTCATCCGTAGTAGTTGTACTCTTACTATTATATCTGTCGTAAGTTACTATTGTGCTGTTCTTTAGATAAGCATAAACATCAACACAGGCCGAGGTTTCGGTCTGTAATGATGGATCTTGTGCTGTTGGATGTAGTTTATAAATTCCTATTGATTGCATCATCAAATTATAGCATATTTTATATTTAAATCAAGTCACATCATAATTATCATAATCAAACTTTACATTAAATGTGCCTAGGACGGAATTATTATCTGTATAATTTTTCATCCTAAATGTAAAACCATGAATGCCTAATGTGTTTCCAGTAGGTGCTCCATCAGACCATCCATCTATTCTGATGGGTAACGTATTTCCAAGAGGAATTGTACCTAAACTAGATGTTGTACCATTTGCGATAGTTGCTGGATTAAATGCAAAATCAATTATATTCTGATCTGTTATTTGATTTCTGAGTCTAACATGGAATGTAACATTACTGAAAGAAGCTCCTGTGGCTAGATTCTTAGAAACCAATTCAAAATAAACACTTGCCGGATTTTCTGCATTTCCTACTCTATATGGATAAATATCAGATAGAATTGTCTTAGCTCTCTGGCACGATTCATAGTTAAATGTATTATACAATCCGAGCAAATAATTCTTTGCCGTTGGTGTTCCCCAAGTCATTCCAGTAAGACCCAGATATGGGAACCAGAAAGTATCATTTGCAGGATCAAAAGTAAGACCCAAAATAGTTGATATAATGTTTCTTCTAATTACTGTTGGATTAGAATCATAGTAAACATTACTATGAGACCATACATTCAAGCAGTTTCCACCTAACTGTCTATATTTGTATAAGTTTACATATTGATCATCAATTGGCATTGATATCACACCAGTATCAGTAGACCAACCTTCAACATACATGAAACTAAAAATAGGTACTATTGATCTTCTTCCAGAAATTCCTGCTGGTAGGGTTGTTCCTGCTAGTCTTTCGGCAACATTTAAATATGCTGTTCTATATCTTTCAAAATTAGTATAGGTTGGTTGTACTCTAGATGTATTGGTGAAAGTAAATCCTAAATTGTTGTAAAAATTATATCCCAACTTCGTTGGAACATACTGATAATATTGAGGCGTAAAATAATCTTGAACTTGATAAGCATCTCTATATTGGACAATAGCATGCTGTGTCGCTCTTTCAGCTGCATCTTCTAAAAATCTAATTTGTTCATTTGGTAAATTAGCTAAAGAAGTTCCATCTATAGTAATAGTATTTTTGGCATAGTCGCTTAAACTATAAATTTTGCTTTGTGCACCTGAAGGATTTCCAATATCCCAAGTAAGACCTCTGGATGCCGTCCATGTATTTCCAAATACAGGATCAAAAGTCCATCCATCAACGCCATATAAGTAGCCTGTTAATTGGGCATATAATTCATATTCTAAACCCCAACCATAATGTGATAATTTAACATTTTGTCCATAAATTGTTTTTAGATTATTGAATAAACCAACATATTCATTAGTGGCATATCTGTTAATCGGACCATTGTAAATTCTGGTAAAAGTATTTCCGGTATACGATGGGTTAAGATCAAGAACATTATCATGATACTGTGTATCAAATGCTGTAACCCCGCTCAAGTTTGCTGGATATGGTCTTGAAATACCAAGCATTGCGGTCGTAAACCAATTTTCAAAATCCAATACAATATTAGCGGTAGTTCCGTTGACAAAAGATGTACCATTAATATTTGTTGAACGGGTTGTCAATTCGTTCACGATTGCATTTGTTACTGGGGTGCTGGTTAATGATCTTTCGTCTGGTGTTATATTACTTGCTGGCCACACATAAAAGTAATAGCCCAAATTTCTAGCTCTAGATCGTATTTCATTGTCGAGAGTAGAATCATTAAATTTATAAAAGAATGTATCAGCAACAGTAAATTTTTCAATTCCTTGGTCTGGTCTATAGAAAGAAGGAGCATAGCCACCAGATGGACCACCGCCATAAACAGTAAAACTGACAAAAGGCGATTGTAATGATTGATCTGATACTGCTTCTTGTGGGCTATACGCAAATCGTAAAAGAAAACTCTCTACCGAGACATCATCGCTTAAAAATGGTCCAGGAACATTTACAGTAGCATAATTTGGATAATCTGGTAGATTTACTTTAATTCTTGCCGAATAATTAGTCGGAACAAGTCTTAAAATTTTGTTAAAATCACCGCCATACGGATTAGTAATATCCATTAGCGAGTAACCTCTTTTGTAACCTCAAAAGTTCCTTCTAAAATTCTTGTAGTATCATTAGAAACAGTATTGGTTAGTTCTATATCGTAATGGTGTCTTCCTGCCGGAATATATCTAGTAACATTTGGAGAAGCAGTAATTAAAATACCACCAGTTCTTGTGGAACCGTTAATATCTCTATTAAGGGTTATTCCACCAACGCCAGTAACTCCGGGTAAAGTTCCGGGTAAATAATATCCGGTAATTCCTCCATAAGTCAGTCCATTTAAAGACAAATCTAAAAGAAGTTTTTCATCTAGAGGAGACTTTCTTACCTGCATTTGACAAGTAAAATTTTCTAAATTTATACCTGTTCCGCCAACTCCTGCATAAAGATAATCAAATTGAATCTTGAAGGAGGCTCCCTGTTCTGCGATTATGTCGTATCTTCCTGCTGGCATATTAATATTTATGAAAAAAATATCGATAGCAATATAGATCAAATATCTACAGCGTCAGAAAATTCTGTATTTGCCTTTATCCATTCATATGCAGCGTGGGTTGGATTTCCTTCTGCATCCAAAACTGCTGGACCAAATGCTGTATCATAAGTATCAGGCCAAATGTGATAT